CACAGCGCACATGGCAGGGATTGACGGATGAGGAAATTGCACAGGGTTGTAAAGAATCATGGGTAACTGAACAAGCGTGGCAGTCAGCAGTGTGGTGGGCAGAAGCCAAGTTGAAGGAGAAAAACACATGACACAAGAAGAACCGAAAGAGGACAAAGCGTTCGACAGCATTGAACAACTGAGCAAAATCGCACAAGACTTGGTTAGACGAAAGACAGAGCAAAAGCCTCTAAAGTGGTGTTCACAATGCGGTCATAAGTGCCCATTGCCACCACAGCGCACATGGGTAGGACTGACGGATGAGGAGATTGATGTAATTGATGAAGCCACATGGGATGAAGACCACAAGTCGTGGGGTATACATGATTTTGCCCGAGCCATTGAAGCCAAGTTGAAGGAGCGCAACACTTGAAAAACGCATTCGACTACAAGGGTCAACCTTCAATTTGGACAAGAGATTCTGAGTTGAAGATGATTACACTTGGCAAGAAAATTGGCCTGAAACGCAGAGAACAACTGCGTGAAAAAGAAATTCAAGGTCATCATCCACTTCAAGCAAGAAAGAACAAAAAGTGAAGTCAGCATTTGATTACAAAGGTCAGTCATCAGTCTGGTTAACCGACACCAAGATGAAGCGTTTTAAACAGGGTGAGGAGTATGCCAAGCGCAAGCAAGACAAACGAGGCATCCATGAGCAAAACCAAGTCTTTATCTACTCCAAAGCCCTGTCTGGCAAAAAATGATTCAGCAAATCAGGACATTCTTTGGCAGACAAAGAGGTGAAAGCGGTAAGCGCAGAACCGAAGTCAGGATGGGAGTTGCTTGGATTTGCTTGAGTTGCGGCAAAGTGTTCACTAACAAAGCACTCGCAGACATTCATAAGTGCATTAGGGAAATTCCCTATATCAATTACGATAATGTCTGACAGAATACACACATTGATAGGTTTTTAACAGGAGTGAATGATGATTGATTTAGAGAGAGATAAATGGATGGCACTGCAAGACCTAAGCCCCTCAGATGTTGCAGATGCGATATGCGATAGTCAAGCAATAGTCGAAGCAATTCAATCAAACGCATGGGCTGATGTTGCTGACATGGTTCGATCAAGAGTTGAACTCAAAGCAGAGAGATTGGCGCAAGTCGCAAATGATCTACCACTTACCCGTTGGGTTGATAGTGAAGAAGAACTCAATCTCTGGCGTTATTACCGCATGGAATTACAGCGTGAGGCTATTGAACAGAACAAGCCTAAATTGCCTAAAATCAACCCTTACACCAGCGAGGCCAGCAATGAAAACTAAGCTGAATCTTGAGAGAATCATTGAGGAGCATTCAAATGAGTATTACTGTGCGTTCTGCATTAAGCCTCGCAACCCAACAGATAAATGTTGTGATGACTCGTTTTTTATCTTATTTCGAGATTTGGACACCCACACTCAGTTTGAAAGAGCGTCAGAGATTGCTCAGAAAGGCGGCTAGGCGAGTGAAAGAACAACCTAAGACGCAACGGGTGGTTATGCCATCCAAACTCATCACCGACCCAACATTCGGGTATGTGAACTCAGCCCTGACAAATGTTCAGGATACATGGAAGAAGCATTCAACAGGAGTAAACAATGCTGGATTATTCAACAATCCTAATGAGGATAGAAAGAACGACAAAGAAGCTAGGGGACAATTGTCTGCACAGAAAATTCGAAGGGTTCAGTAGTGATATAGCCCAAATGCACAGCGATTTGACGCTGTTGGCAATGTGGGCAGTCAATCAAGAGGCGATAGATATTTTTAACGATGTAATGGGAGTCAAGGAATGAATCAAGAACAGGTGTTAAGTCTTCTCAGTAAGAATGTCAACGAACATACTGAGAAAAAAGGTGGTTTGACATATCTTTCATGGGCGTGGGCATGGGCAGAAGCACTCAAAGCAGACCCTAATGCAACTTACAAGATTGAGATGTTTGGCGACAAGTGTTACATGGACATAAACGGCACTGCAATGGTGTTTGTCACAGTCACAATGTTTGGCAAAGCAATGACTTGCCAACTTCCAGTAATGGATTTCCGCAACAAAGCAATCCTCAACCCTGACGCATTTGCAGTCAACACTGCCATCATGCGTTGCATGACTAAAGCACTGTCATTGCATGGTTTGGGTCTGTATATCTATGCTGGAGAAGACTTGCCTGAAGGCGAGGGTTCAGATATAGATGTCAACAGCATGATTGACCATTTGGCGGCTATTGAAGCGGCATCCACAATTGAGGAGTTGAAAGATGTTTACACAGTTGCTTATGGTGCTTGCGGTACTGATAAGGCTTGGCAAAAGAAAGTGATTGATGCTAAAGAAAAGCGTAAAGGAGCATTGAAATGAGCAATAAACCCACAATTAAATTGACCGAAAGAACAAGTTCTGGCTTATGTGATGCTTTATTTGAAGAATTTGATTTGTTGCGAAATGGCTTGAGTGACTCTCACCGAGCATCAGCCGTAGCAAAACTAGCAGTTCAAATTATCAATACCAAAAAATTAGAAATTGAAGCGGCAACTTTTCATAAAGCTGGTTTGCGATTTGTGCCATTAGCCTTGACTGCAAAAGGCATATCAATTGGAAAAAATTAACATGAATGAGTTTAAGTTCATTATGGAAAAATCAACTCATCCAGACCATGAGGAGGTTAAAGAAAAAATACTTTCATTATTTAATGAAATTCAAAATTTATATAAACAACACATACGCAAACCAACTGGAAAGTTATGTGATATTTGTGGCTTGGGAGATAAAAATAACATTTACAAAATAAAAGATGTTGTGATGGGTTATGAACATCGTAAGCATTTGTCTCCTTGTTTGTGCAATAGACACGCTTGTGGTTGGAATGCATCGTATGTTCGGAGTCGTTTGATGTCTAAAGGAACAACAGATGAAGAAATTGATTTGCACTTTGCTAGACATTTAGTGAATCATTTAACAAGAGCATCAAGAACGAAATTAGTTAAACAGGAGATGATATGAGTGAAGTTGAACAAGGTACACCAGAATGGTTTGCACAGCGTTGTGGCAAAGCCACTGCTTCTCGTATCTCTGACATTGTTGCTAAGACAAAAACAGGCTACAGCACCAGTAGAGCAAACTACATGGCACAGTTGGTAGTCGAGCGCATGACTAACCAAGTGGCAGAGTCTTACTCAAATGCCGCTATGGAGTGGGGCACAGAAAACGAACCCTTTGCCAGAGCCGCATACGAGGTTAAAACCGGCAATACAGTCGATCAGGTATCTGCTATTGACCATCCACGCATTGCCATGTCTGCCGCCTCTCCTGATGGGCTTATTGGTGATGATGGGTGCTTAGAGATCAAGTGTCCCAACACTTCAACCCATATCGACACTATTCTTGGTGACGAGCCAACAAAGAAGTATTACGACCAGATGCAGTGGCAAATGGCGTGTACAAACAGAAAGTGGTGTGATTTCGTGAGTTTCGACCCACGAATGCCATCGCACTTACAACTGTTTGTCAAAAGAATCGAGCGCAATGATGACTACATTGAACAACTCGAAAAAGAGGTAGTCCAGTTCTTAATGGAAGTGGAAGACAAAGTTAAAAAACTTAATGAAATCAAGGTGTAAATATGGAACAGCGTGACAACTCAGGTGTACTTTTCAAGAACGACAAGAAAGAAAAAGACAATCACCCAGACTACAAGGGAAACATTCGTGTTGATGGACAGGACTTCTGGCTGTCAGCATGGATTAAAGAGGGCAAGAACGGCAAGTTCATGGGACTAGCAGTCAGCCCTAAAGATGACCAACCACAGCCTCAAAGCAAGCCTAAAGCCAAGATTGAGGACATGGATTCGGATGTCCCGTTTTAATTAAAAAGGGGAGAAGACTCCGCATCTTGTATATGTGAGGCTTACAACTCTCCCCGTTAATCATGGTTGTAAGCCGTTTGCAACAGCCAACCACAGGTTGAATATACTGAAGTGGTGACAGTCGGAAAGACGACAATGTGAGTGAACACTAACTTTGATAGGAGTTGATATGACTTTGAGTTTTGAAGAACGCAAGCAAATCTGGTGGGAATGGCATAAGGAAAACCCACAGGTTTGGCAGTATTTCGAGAAGTTTGCTCTAGAAGCAGTAGGACTAGGGCGCAAGAAGGTCAGTCACTGGCTGATAATCAACAGAATCAGGTGGGAAGTCACCATAGTCACAACAGGTTCAGACTTCAAGATCAGCAACGACTACATTGCTTTTTATGCTCGACTCTGGCAAGCTAAGTATCCTCAGTACAAGGACTTATTCAACACAAAACATATGATTGGAGAGCCAAGATGATTGAAAATGTACTTAACATAATAATTCTTTTGGCGTTTGGTGGAGCATTACTCGCACTAGGTGTTTGGGTAATACTCCACTTCTTTGACGATTAAGCCATCAGAACATCAATGGCAGTCTGGGTTCGGGCAACCCTGTCATCCAAACCATGTGTGCCGCCATTGATTCTCTTTGTCAGACCCGTCATATCGTTGGCATCAGCAAACTGATTCAGCTTGTTCTTGTCCCAAAACCACCCTGCTGACAAGGCGGCATACTGAGGAGATGACACCAAGTCAGGGTTATCCAGTAGATCAACTCCCAAAGCCTCTCCACAAGCCCTGTAGTTGTCTTTGCCTGTCAACTGAATCAAACCCCTTCCACGGTACTTAAAACCCTCTCCAGAGGCTTCATTTCCATTGCCCATACGGTCAGCGTAGACCTTGTTGGCAATCTTCTCAGGATTGCGGTGATAAGGCTGTGCAACATCCAAACTAGGGAAACGCTTAGGCCAAACCTTTGTCAAACCCTCTGCACTATAGTTCAGGTTTTCTTTGAGAGCAGTGAATCCACCGCTTTCATGAGCGCATTGCCCCAAGAAACAAGCCTGTCTCTCAGGCGTTGATATGTCGAACCGATCAAAAGTTTCATTGATTGCATCTATCCACTCCTCTGCCTTGATAGGCGTTATCTTTAATGCTTGGGCTAACTGTTCACTGTTCATTTGCTCTCCTTCTGGTTAATCATCTCTCTGACTTGATTGTAGGTGGCGATACAGGCGTTGAGCTTTCTGGCGGTGAGGTCGGCTTCGTCTGTGATGGCGAGAATATCTCTAGCAACCTCTGGCTGAAGTTCGGCTGTTGGGGGGTCAGATCGCTCGGCAACGGGGGCATCTGAGGGGGCTGATAAGGTTGGGCAGGAGG